GTTGTTGTTGATAACTGTGATGTTAAATGTGCCATTAGCAACGTCTGTAACCTCGACCTGCGTGTTTAGCGCAACCGTGCCAGACTGAATAGCACAGACTACAACATCGGTGATGTCAACAAAGCTGTTGGTAACTGTGAACTCCGCCGACGCCTCAGCCGCTAGGGAAGTAGTGGCAGTAGTAATAGTTCCACCCAAAGCGTTGACTGTAACACCAGTAGAACGGGATGTAATCTGTGTAACGGTGCCTCGGCCAACTAGACCAAAGCCTTCTGAGGTAAACTTCCCTACTTCGGTGCCGTTAACATGAACCTCAAGCTCGTTGTTAGCGCCATCCCAGCGGAATCCTCTTCGTTGGGGCATTTTTTATTTCCTTTCTGTAGCGGCAAGGCCGCACTTGATACAGATGGGGGGGAGGCCGGGACAAAGCCGCAGCCTCCCCCCACTTTAATACTGCTTACTACGCAGCCGTGCCACGACCACCCATGACGTAGATGTAATCCACATCAAGGTTATGAGCCGCAGCCGCGCGGTTCTCAGCAGCAATATGAGCACACAAAACTGCGTCCCTGTCAAGGGTACTGGCAAGAGTCTTTTCTAGTTTTCCATTGCGGTAGAACTCAGCCTTTGACGGATTCCCGGTTCCATTATCGAACAGAACCACACGGAGTGTTTCCCACGTGTCTGCTACAGGAGCCTTGCCCGTAACCCGAAGGTCAGCAATAGCTGTAGTTGTGTCAGCATCATCATCGACAGAGAACACATGCCAGTCGTCGTTGGTAGCATCAATATCATAGACAAAGCCAGCAAACGTTGAGGAGTTGCTAGTAAAGGTTGTGCCTGCAAGCTCAACCGGCAGCGTGTTCGAGGCTTCGGTAGGGTCGTCGTTAAAGCCGACTGTGATAGCAATGTCCGTTGCTACAGCACCAGTCTCGACCATAATGCGGGCTTCCATGACGAGGGGGCCAGTATCTAGGACTTGGAAGCACAGACCTGTTGCAACCTCATTCATGTCATCGTCGGTAGTGTCCGTGGCAAGGCGCAGACGCCCGCCAAGGTGTGCAGTACCATCTGCTACGACAGCCGTGGTGCCACCTGTATCTGCACTGGTTAACCAGAGCGCATCTGAGTCAAGCACGAAGTCGTCAAAAACCCTAACCATCCCGAAGGAGGTATCAGTAGCCATTATTATTTATCCTTTCAGCCCTGCTCTTTCGCAGGCTAACTTAGGTAGACAGGAGGCCAAGATTGGTTCATCTGTCTAGGTTGTTTGTTGCAGCCGCAGCGTAAAGCCAGCATGTTACAGGATAGACATGTCTTGCAGTTGCTGCACTCTGTATCCTCGTCCCCAAAGGGGCGTCGGCAGAAGTAGCAGTTGCCTGCTTCGTCCATGTGGGCCTGCACTACAGGCTCTATGTTAGGCTGTCTCATTGGTTACTCCTTATTTATTAGGAAGTAGGCGTTGTTGCGTCTGAGTATATTTCGATGAGCCAGTTGCCCGAAGAGCGCTCGCCGTAGGCGTACTCGTCGTACATAATAAGTTCATCAGCACCACCACCTAGCTTCTCGTTTCGGAGAGTGACTACGCGGGAGTTGCGGCCCTGAACCAGAACCAGCGCCTCCTTGGCGAAGACACCACCCTTGGCGTCGTCTGACGCATCGACATTGATGTTGTTATCCATGAAAATCTGGACGCCGTTGATTGACCCGCGCCAACCTTCCTTATAGACACGCGCCGTCTCCCCCTCGGGGATATTGTACGTACCGACACCAGCCGTAACCTCATCATAGAGGTCTTTAATCTGGAAGCTGTGAAGCACAGCGTAGTAGGGAGGGTTGCTGGGCTCAACGCCAGCACCGTTCATGACGCGGGAACCAGCCGCAGCAATGTGGCCGGAGGTCAGAGTAGAGCCGAGACCGGGCAAGGAGACAGAAGCAGCATCAAGGGCAGTCAGACCGTCCTCATCCTTTTTCCGCTCAATAGCATTCTGTGCTAGACTACCAATCTTTCCAAGGGCTGTCTTTGCGATACGAGCCTTCACTCGGTCAGTGATAACCGTGTGGATTGCTGTCACAGTCGGAGTGACTGTGAACAGCGCGTCTGAAAGAGTCTGCGGATTATCAAGAGTCGAGGTTTCCCCGACATCTGATGCAGTCAGTGCCGCAAAACTCACCTCACGCCACGAGAGGCCTGTACCCTCATCCAATCTCTCAGGAGAGGATAGACGCTGCATAACGCCTTCATACTCGCGTACAATACGGGCGCTAGCAACGATAGTCGGCAAGCTGTCTGCAAGGTCACCCGTAGTTGTGTTACCGGATGCCATTTTTATTATTTCCTTTTCTTGCTAGAGGTTAAACTTTGATTCCTCGCTCCGCAAGAATTGTCCGAATCTTGTCCTGAGGAATGTCCTCACCCCGGCCATATGCCTCAAGAAGCTCGTCGTCAGAACCTGTAGGAGCCGACGCGCCCTTTCCTTTGGAGATAGCCGCAGAAGGAGCATTGCCTTTCTCAGCATCCTCAGTACGCTTTTCCAATCCGTATGAAGCGAACCTAGCATCTACTTCCTCACCCATCTTGTCCATCGCAGCCTTGACCTGTTTAGTTAGGTCTTGCGAGTACTTCTCGATAGAGAGATCAGCCATCAAATCGATGATGGTGCCCTGCCTATCTTTGACAGAGTTATAGATGTTAGTGAAAGCCTCTTCCCCTAAGTCCTTGAACTCCGGTCTTTGCCGAATCAAGTCCTCCATAACTGCCGTGACTTCCTTGGCAGCTTCGGTTAGATTCTTCGTCCTCGCCCGTTCATCTGCGGTTCGCCTGCCTAGAGAGTCGAAGTCCTCCGACTGAACCAACGAGTCAAGCTCTCGCTCCTGAGCCATTCGCTCACGGGCTGCGGCTTCGCGCGTCAGTCGTTCGTTGAACTGTCGTTCTACGCGGGCGGCTTCCTTATCCTTTAAGGATTGAAGCTGCTTCTGAACTTCCGGGTGAGAAAGAAGCTTCTCAGCGGGAATCTTGCTGATGTCAATATCGGCCTCACCAGCTTGGCCGTCGGTGTCTCCACTCGACTCCTGAGCCTGTTCCTCTAAGGAAACAGTAGTCTCATCGGACATTAAAAACCTCCAACACGAAAAGCACCTCGTCCTAAGACGGGTGCTCTCCTAACTATAGGCCTTGCGGCCTTTGGTCTATTTATATTATACCACGTTTAGCCGAATTTGTCAACCCCCTACTTTCGGAATGAGTGAAGGCGTGTCCATTCAAGCTGTTGCTCCTCACTCAAGGAGTCGAAAATGAAGGGGTAAAACACGGATAGATCGGGGTGACTAAGCGCCCAATTGTCAGCCGCAGGATTCTTTACCAGACTAGATAGATGCGAGTAGGTGAGGAGATACGCGGGAGCAGCGATCTTTGGGTCTACTGTGCCAGAAGTCAGCATCGCCTTTAGGATGTCCCGGCGGTCAACGCTTTTTCCTTGTACTGCTGCCATTTCCTTAATCTTGCTAGCTTCTTCTAGTAGCTTATCTACTTGGTCAGATTCTTCAACAGTGAGCCCGTTGTACTTGGGGTAGTCGAACCACTTCTCTAGGTCTTCGGTAGCCTGCAACCGACGCTTCTCAGTCTGCACCAGCACTGGGTCATCGTAATCTAGCTGCTTCGCCTTTACAGCCCTCTGTGCCTCCGGGGACAGTTGCTCAAACAATCTATCCTTCTCGGCATTGAAGGTATCCCAGTCCGGCTTGTTATCAGGGCCTAGAAAGTCTTCTACGTTTAGCTCGTAGTACTGAGAGCGCAGCATCTCATCCTTAGCCTCAGTCTTCTCTAGGTCGTCCAAATCTATACCAAGAGTCGCAGCAGCCACGTCGTAAGCGTTACGGTAGGTTGCCATTTTGACTGGGCGCTGGTCTTTATAGAACTGTCCACCTCCGGGTCTACCCCACTGGATATTACCAGCGAGTGTTCCTAGCTCAGTGTCGCGTTTCTCTTTCTCGCCAGAAGCTACATCACGGGCCTTCTGTGATTCGGAGCCCTTGATTCGTAGCTCTTCTTGGTATTCCTGCCAACGTTTAGCTGTCTCAGGAAACTGCTCGGGGTCGTCGCGCATAAGGGAGAGTTGACCTTCTGCGTCTAGTTGTTCCCACTCTCTGCCTGCTTCTGTCTCAGCAGCCTCGTGGTATAGGTCTACCTTCCGGAGAGGGAAGGAGCGAAAGCCGAACCACTCAGCGGTAGCCGCACCTATCTTACCCTTGAGCCCACCCTCAGCCTGTAGGAAAGCCTGCATTGCGAAGGGAGAAATATCCTCAGAAAGACGTAGGTACTGGGCTGGGTCGTCCAACTGGACGCCCAAGTAGTCTTCACCAGTGATAAGGTTAAAAGCCTGACCTGTTAGCGGGGAAGCCTTGGCCCTCCACGCACGGAGGAATGGGTGGTCAAAGTTAATGAAGTGCCCACTCTCAATATCAAGGGGATTGTAGTTAGTAGGGTCGGCATAGCCTGCTTTTGCCATGCGAACAATCATTGCTATATTCGACCTCATCGCTCCTCCGACACCGTAGTAGTTATCACCACTGCGTATAGACATGAACTTGGAAGGCTCAAGCACGTTCCAGAAGGACTTCATATCCTCGCCCATTTCATCCCACTCTAGCTTGCTAAAATCACCATTATGCTCGTTAAGCTGCTTTGCCATAGTGAAAGCCCCGCCCATCAGGGTCGTAGCCGCACCAAGACCAGCCAGAGATTTGAGCGCCTGCCTCCCACCGAAACTGGTAGGGTCAAGCAGTGCCTTACCCATGATAGCAAAGGCACCACGAGTGTAAGCAGGAGCCCATGCGACCACTGAACGCTCGGCTAGTCTCTGCATCTGACTGTGACCAAGGCCTCGTGTAGAGGTCTTGCCCGTAATGTTACGGATAAACTGGCCTAGCTCAGTAAGCTTCTTGGGGTCGTCCCCAGCAAGAGGACGCAGAGCTTTCCATGTCTCCCATGCAAATGAGTCCAGATAAAAGGAGAAGGCGTTAGAAGCTCGGGTGAAAGGCTGCAACTGCTTTAATCCGGGGATTGTGCGTTCTGCTTTTTCTATCCACCCACCCTTCTCCATTGCAACGGTAAATTCAGAAGGCATGGCGTGGCCGCTAAGAGAACGGTAGTACTGGCCGAATTCGGAAACCTCATCGGGGTGCAGTTCTAGTTCTCGTGCCCAGTAACGATTGGCTGATTTGCTATTAGTTACAGCATTGCGCATGGAACGCCATGCACTCTTACCCCAAATAGCTGAGGGACGCCCACTGGCTAGATTAGCCATATCAGTGCCTATAGCACCAAGACCATGTGTGAACCAGAAGCCGGGGTCTAGGGCTGTAGCGCCTGCACGGAAGACATCAGCGGTCTGAGCCGCTGCTCCCCACAGCTTGTGTGGGTCGGAGTCCCATATTTTGAGAAGGTAGTCCAAGTCTTCTTGTAGGAAGAGTCGGTTCTGTAGCATTGGAAATTTAGAAGGAGAAGCCATCCCCACTTCGACCATCCCGTCGAGACCGAAGGGTTGGCCGGGGACTTGCTTTTTACTAAGCCTCTCCACGGCATACTGAACCTTTGCATTTTTGGTTCGGTGAGCCTGTCGAGCAACTTCGGTTATCTCGTCTATCTTTGAGGCATAGGGACGCACTGCTGTGCTTCGGAGTTTTCCTAGCTTAGTACGGTTATGCTGTGCTGCTTCCTCGACAATCTGACGGAGTGCTGTGGGCACCTTAACATCTTTCGCGTCTCGCAGGATAGGCATGGGCGGGCGTCCACGAAGGGACTCATGCACATAATTCTTTACCTGCCGCGCCCATATATAGTTCTTGGCTGCAACTGCTCTCTCTGCTTTTAACTGAGCAGGAACAAAGCGGGAAATAAGGGGGGCCTTCTTGGTCAGGGCATTCCAGAAGGCCTTGTTTACGGCGTGGTGACTGATGCTAAGCGCACCTGCCTCGATTACCTGAGTGAAGTCTTTGTTGTAGTCAATATTAGCCACCCGGCCAGCTTCCAGTGTCTCGTATATTCGATGTTTAAAGGAAGGGGGTTTCGCTGTACTAGCACCAGACTGCATCGCCCTTTGGAAGGAAACACCCCTCTTGCCACGCGCTTGTCGCCAGACGTGGAAGATGTCCTTCCATGCGTCAGGGATGTAGACCCCAAGGGACTTAGCATCCTCTAGTACATCGAGACGAAAACGGTTATAGAGGTCTACAAAGCCTGCCTGTTCGTCATTGAATAGGTGCTTGTAAGTATCCCAATTCTCTATTACATCAGAGATTTCCTTACCTGTGGTAAGCTCAATACCTTCTTCGGTTAGGTCAAAGACCTTGACTCCCCTGCTGTCACCGTAGCCACGAATAGCTCGAAGGCCCAGTTCTCGGCTGGTTTCTATTGCCTCGGCAAGTTGCTGGAAGGCAACATAGTACTTCCCAATGAAGCTGTTCTCATGGATAAGGGATTTGTCTAGGTACTTGATGGGGGAACCAACAGTGTTAGCAAGGACGCTAGCAACCTTCCTCTGTACTGTAGCTGGGCCGAATGCGTAGTCCAGCATTGTATCTAAAGTAGGTATTGCATCGGTAATCCGCTTGTGAGAAAAGCCTGTAGGACGGGTAATCTTTGCCTTAGCAGCAGCAGCACCAGCCGCTCGAACCTCTGCCCGTCGCTTGGCAGCAGCCGTTGCTATGTCTGAGGCTGTCTGTGCAGCGATGTTCATGTCTTCCCGGAGTCCGTTCTTCCGAACAGACAGGAGGCTAAGAGCGTCGTGTAGGCCCTGTGTCTCCTCAGGAGAAGCTAGACCAGCAGCCAACCGGCGCTTTATATCGCCTTCTTCCCGGACAATATTTCGTATCTCGTCCTGTGCCCCAGCCGCAGCCATTTCCTTAGCACGGGAGCTAAAGGAACGCTGGGCCAGTTGGATAGCTTCCTCGCCCCGAGGAACGACCACCCCACCACTATCAGCCACTTGCTGAGTCAAGGTTTGGCCAGCCGTCCTCCAAAGAGTTGCTTCCTCAAACACCCTCTCAGCGGCTCTAGGAGCCACAACAGCGAGCTTACCCGGCTCGACGTAGGGTACGATGCCCTGAGGCAGTTTGATGCCCTTCCTGCCAGCCTTGCCCACAGGCTTAGGCGGTATGGGGACAGCTTCGGCTACTGGTGCCTCTGGCAGGCGTCCGAGTCGAAAGTAGTCTTTGGCCTCGGCAAGCGCATCTTCGGCTGTAGGAGCGGCAGCACGGCCAGTAGTTTTCTTTCCGGCTGTCCATGTATATCCTGAGGGATGGATAATTCCCTCTACAGCAGTCTCTCCATCACTGTAAATTATACTAATTTTCTTATTTTTAGGGCCGGTAAAAGCTGTGTTGGATACAGTCTCTACAGATACCACTCGTGAAGGTTCAATAGGGGGGGCCTCTTTAATCAAGCTCTCACCCACACGCTGAGCAAATGCTGCCAACTCGGGATTCTCGTCCAGCATTTCCGGAGCTTCCTTAACCAACTTAGCCATAACTTCAGGCTGATCTATAGCATTAGGGTCAATTCCTAACTGCTGCAGTTTCTGCTTCTCCCCGAATCCCATAACATTCTGTATTTCATCAGCTTGTTTACGGAGGTCAGCTACCTTGGCAAGTCGGGCTGCCTCGGCTCCTTCATCGGCTGCACCACCCAGCCGAATAGCGCCTCGCTCTGATAAGAGAATGTTCTTCATCCCCCCAACAAACTCTTCTTTAAGCTTGGGGTTAGACATTAAAACACGCAAAGCTTCAAGAGATTCAGGGCCACCCTTCCGCACGGTCTTAATAAGTGTACTGAGTTCAGGCCCAAAACCAACTACAGGAAAGACATTACCGAGGTCAAGGGCAAAGCGAAGCATGGTCGCAGTAACGGGGTCAGCTTGGCTAAGAACTGTATGGGCTTTAGCCTGCTCTTCCTCTGAATAAACAGCCTTAAAGGGGTTTACAAAGTCGCCAGTATCCTGAAAGGCTCCTGCTTTGCCTCCCCCACCAAAGTCAAAACCGGGAGAAACATCACCGGTTATGTCTTCCACTCCCGCGAAAATAGGTCTATTAGTACCTAATACACTACCCACACCCTTACCAGGTTTAGTAATTAACTGATAAGCTAATGCAGGAAGGGGGTCGCCAATTCTAGTCTGGTACTCTTCTAAACCCTTGCCTGCTAACCTGAGTAGGTCATTTCCTCCCGTTCGCTTCTCCGCAGGTCTGTAAGCGTAAGGCTTGTAAGGTTCCTTGCGCTCGCCAAAGGGGGACATTACCCTCTTCAACGCAGCAACACCGAAGTCCCCCACTTCATCGAGGGGGTCAACGGCTTTCGGGACTACACGAATACTAGCCTCAACTGTACGACGAGTCTGATCGGCAGCCTGTTGAGCAGCGTTTTGGATAGACTTTCTGCGCTTATTAGCAGCACGACGTATCTTATCGGCCTTCTTCTCGAAGCCGCTTACTATACTGCCTAGGCTCATGTGGTTATTATCCTAACATGGAAGATGAACTACCCCCGGAGGAGAGCATTCCGGGGGAGTTCGAGGGAAGGAAAGAGTGTAATTGTCTTATTTATCTTATAGTATTCCGGTCGGTGTGACAGCCTGAATACGGCGCTGTAGTTCCTCTGCAGACATGCCACCACCCATGCCTTCTGCACGGGAGCCAACACCAAAGGCCGAGGAGAGAAGCTGTTGAATGCCTTCTCCACCTCGCTGTGATGTCTTTGCGAATTGCTCGGCTGAACCAAGGCCGGTCACACCCTGCTCGCCAATACGAACATCAGCACCATAACCTGTGGCCTTCCTCTGTAGCCCACTAAGAGCCTGCTGAGTTTTTCCTCGAAGTTCCTCAGCACCCTGAATGGCACCAAGCCCTTCATACTTGCTCCCACCCGGAGTAAGAGTTCCACCAAGACCTAGACCTAGAAGAACGGCTCGCACCGAGTCACCCTTGCCTAGAAGGTTAGCGTATTCGGACTCTCGCTCTTGGAGCATCTGCTCCCGCCGGAGCTTAGCCTCATACTCCTGCTGCATACGCTGCAGTTCCTTCTGGCGTTCGAATTCACGAGCACCTTCTTCGGCACCTAGTTGAGCCTGCAACTTAGCGAGGTTCTGTGCATCCTGCGCTTGCTGAGCAATACCAGCTTGCGTTACGCTGTAGGCATCAGGAGCAAATCCTCGACTACCCGCATCGTCAGCACTTAAAGCGTCAATGAGGGCTTGATAATCAAGAGAAGTATCAGCCGAAGTATCAGCTTTGTATGGTATGCCCTGATGTCGTTGCTTCCAATCCTCTTTATTAAATGGCTGTCCAAGCTGCCAATCAGCAGGCATTATAGAACTCCTTCTCTAAGGGTCTTTTCCATAGCGCCGAATTCTTTTAACATGCCTTTAGGAGCTAGGATATGTCCATCTTCTTTAACTTTGAAATTCTGCTTCATCAAATCCAGCCATGCTTGGGGGTCATTGCGAACCTCAGTGTATCGGCTTATCTGGTCTTGTTTGGATAGAGGAGCCCCCTTATACGGACGGCCACCCAGCGCAGTTCTTATACTCTGCTTGTGCTCGAATAGGCGTCTGGCTAGTTCCTTCGCAGTAACTTCCATCCTTTCGGCAGGAGTAGCTGGTAGGACTTTCATTGGTTTAGGCATACGGTTCCTCTGTAGGCATTATATCACACATTGTCAAGTTTGTCAAGTCCTTATTACAGGATAGGCATGGTGCCTACTTGGACACCGCCCGGTCGGGGTTGCTCTTTCTCTGTCAGGAGGCCGCGCGGAGCTATAGTTTGGGGCGCTCCACCTTCGGGGAAGGGGCCTCGGCCTAAGCCTCCGCCTCCTCCTTGAGCCTCCATAAACTGCTGTAGAGCCTGTTGGAACTCAGGAGACATATTGGTTGTGTCAACACCGGCCAACTCCTCGAAGTCATTCTGTTCAGTAAGAAGGTCTAGCTCTGCCAAAGCATCAGCGAGGACAGCCTCCTGTGCCTGTGGCAGTTTCTCTAGCTCTTGTATATCCTTCTCCAACCGGAGAGTAGCGGGATCAGTATACCCGAGGAAGTCCTGTGCAACAGTGTCCCAAGGAAGACCGAACTCAAGAGCCATCTTGGCTGTGCCTAGGTCTTGCGCCCTGTCCTGAGGACTCTTAGGCTCGATGCTAGCCGCAATTCGGTTTAACGCGCTCTTCGCCATCGAAGGAGTGATTTCTTCTCCGTCAATTATAACTTCTTCCCCCAAGGATATAACTCCCCGAAGGAACAAATCCATAACATTCGTAATCCCCTGTGCCATATGCTGTGCTAGAGGAGTCAGCTTGGAGCGAGCCACGTTTATACGTAGGTTTACTTGGAACGCGGGGGCAGAACCAGCCACACGTCCGAACAAAACGTCTTCCAGCGTGTGCCGCTGGATTAAATCATCCAATTGTTCGGTCAAAAGGTTCGCGTCAGGCAGGCCGGGGGGAGGCGAAAGGGGGTCGAGCGATTCGTCGGCGTATTTTACTGTAACTCCACCAAGATTAACCGTTAATTCGGGTCGTTCGCGGCCCTGATACACTGCGGCGGTCTCCGCAAGTGTCCATGTGTAGGAGGGGAGGTAGTAAGTCCACACCATTGTCGCAAGGCGGGAGATAAGGACATCGTATCCCTCCAAAGATTCCTTTGCATCAGCCAAGAAGCTCTTGAATCGCCCTTCTTTGTCCAGCAACTCAGTCTTCATACCCGGAATCATGACCACTGGACACTTTCCTAGGCCATGCTTCCAAACTCTAAGCTGTTCATAGTCCTGATGGGGTGTAAAGAAGACGCGAGACTCAGCAAAGTAGTCTTTTCCAGTCAAAGTTTCAATATCAGTAAGGTAATAAGCCACATATTCGTGGTCAGTGTACTCCAAACAGGTCAGTTCATCGTACCACTGCAGGTTTCCGGAGGCAAGTTGAGCCTTAACCTTCGCAGACTTCATTTCTTCGGCCAGAACATAGGCCGGAACGCGCTTCTCTTCCAGCGAACAGACCACATTATCGTCCGCATCAAGGAGGGGAAGGATAGTAGAGACTGGAACATGTTGGATTACGAAGGGGAATTCCCCCGCGGAGGCCTTCCAGTCTTTAATTTTCTTCATGTAGGAGGCCGGAGACTCCGTTTTACCCCTAACTGGGTAGCCTGCCTGTACTGTCCAGACGCTAGGAAGCGGCATCGCCTTGATATAAGCACGGGCATAGGTTAGAACGTCCCTACCAATAGCAGGCCAGAAGTCATTTCGGAGCAACTGCTGCTCAAAAAGTGCAGCCATCACTCTCTCCACTTGCTCAGCTTCCCGTTTTGCTCCTGTTGCTAGGCTGGTGGGCTCCATTTCAAAGGAAGGCATAGCCATAAGTAGGCCGTTAGCATGCTCAATGATGCCTCCTGCACGACCAGAATGGATGGTAATGGGGTCTATATTTCGCTTCTCGTTGGGAGCTAGTGTCTCAATCTCATTACGCTGGTGAACAAGGTCACTCATTTCGCGCTCGATACCCAGTCTCCCCTGCCACTCATTTAGGAGCTTACTGTGTAGCTCCCGAATGTAGTTAGGAGTAGGCTTTGGAAGTGTAAATGCCATGATATTCTACCTCATGCGAAGGATGAATTGGGGCCGTTCGGTGATGTATGCGGGATGCTTTAATTTGGTTAATTCGGTAACGAGAATGAAGAGCGCATCGGGGTCGTCGTCGTGTTCGGCGTAGGGATAGCGGGTGAGGTTGTAGATAGCATCCTCAACCCATTCCTCTCCCTTAGGGAAGAGCACATGTCCTCCATGCAAATAGGGAGCGAGCGCGTGAACGCGGGTGGTTTTTCCCCCGGTGTATGATACGGGCACAGTCGGGATGTGTGGCGCAGATTCCATAAGAGTCTGAATCGCTGGTGTTCCGCTTGCCGCATCCTCAATCCAGATGTAGCTCTGGTTGAACTTGACATGGCTTTGTGCCATCTGGTCAAGGAGTCCGGGTAGTCCCCACCGGCCTTTGATTCGGTCGAGGATGTAGATGCGTCCCCACCTGTCCATTCCTCCTGTGTAACTAACGCTAAAATCATTGGCTTGCTTCTCCTTAAAAGCTGTGTCCCAAGAGGAAGCAACGAGAAGGTCTCCCTTCGCGCGCATTACTTCGGGAGATTCGTTGTAGTATTCGACATGCCGGATAATGCCGGACTCGCCGCCTGTAGTGTCACCCATGTATTGCACTGCAAATAGTGCGGGAGACTCATAGCGTATGGTGTCTAAAAACTCGAAGGGGTACGCCTCTCCCCAGTAAGACCTGCCGTTCTTGTGTAGGGCGGTCGTGTGGATGATGTGCCATCCTTTTTGCTTGGTGATGCGCCCGATAAAGTCGTCGTCCGACCACCGAGTGCCGATGATAACCTGCCATCCTTTAGCAGTGATTCGGGTGCGAATAGCATCCTCATAATTCTTGAAACACTTAGTTCGCAGATGCGGTGTAGCACTGTTCTTCTGGTCGTGAGGGTCGTCAATAAGCAGGCCATTGAGCCTGTACGCCACAACAGCCGACTGAGTTCCCCCGGCGCGTAGCGTCGGGTGCGGGTCGCCTATATCAGGGCGCTGGATGATGAACTCAGTATCACCCCACTTCGACTTGGAAGGCTTAATCTCGGGGAATGTGATGTGGTAGGGCTGCGAGTTAGCAATTAGTTCTTTTACCGCGCGGCTTCTGGCCCATCCCACTTGGTCGGAATAGGAAAGCAGACCGAGATGATCGGTGGGATACCGACCAATCATATAGGCGACAAACCCGATCATGAGCGTCGTCTTGCCTGCACCGGGCGGCGCAATAATACACAGCTTCTTCCCGGCTGGGTTGTCGCTGAGCGCCTGTAGTTCTTGCAGCCACTCTATCTGGTGGGCTGCAGGTTCATGGCCCATGACAAAACGAAAGAACTCCACAATATCTGTGCGAGCCTTTCGTCCGCGCTCTAGTACTTGGCGAGTCTTTTCACTAATCGCTGTTAGAGGTAGTGCCACGCTCCATTAAACTATCTAGCTCTTCATCTGAGGTCTGTTCTAGCTCGGCGGCTACCTGCCTCAGCGCTTTGGTTTGCTCTGGTTCACCGGCTGCTACACTGGGCTTAATTACCTTTTCAAGTGCCCACATCGCAGCTTTAAGGCGGCTATTAACCTGCCCCACTTCTCCGCCATTCTTTGCTATATCAAGGATAATTGCTGTATTATCCAATGCTGCACCCCGCAGCATGTTGATGGCCTCGCTGGTAATATCTGTTTGGAACTCCGTGATGCGAGCCTTGATCTCTGGCTCTTTCATCCACTGGGTCGCAGTCTGTGGAGTCCGGCCTATCTTCCTGATGGCTGAGGCCTGTGTCTCGCCTTGGGCGATGAGGAGGGAGAAGCGCTCCTTAGCTGGGTTTAGTGCCATGAAGAATCCAAAACTAGCTGTATCTCGTCCAGCTTCATCTGTAGCCTCAGCCGCTCAGTCTCAGCAACTGCCGAAGCTTCTACGACACTATTATATTGCGCCAGACTGGGGCGAGTAATGTGGTTCCAGATTGCTCTCAGCATAAATAGATACTCCTTCCGACTTCTTCTAAGTCTATTATATCACACTTGGAGGCAGTTGTCAAGCCCCCCTGAGGTAAGCTGCTTACAAAAGGTTAGCAGACCTCTACTCCATTATACCACACTTCTCCCAAGTTGTCAAGCAGGGGCTTCTTCTTGTTCAATTCTCTTAATCCAGTTACAATTCGCGCAGAGTAACTGGTAATTTTTCAAAGAAGAAAGAAGGTGCTTGTAGTATCTAACTCCACTTCCTAGCTTCTTTCGTTCTTGTGAGCCCCCACCGTTCTTGTGGTCTATTTGCAGAATACGTATGTCTGCAATCTGGCAGTGCTGGCAGCGGCTACCTAGTGCTGTTATTATTTCTAGTCTTAGTAGCCTAGCTGTTTTACTCCTTTGTTTGTTGGCTCTCGTCATTACCACTTTCCCGTGTGTAAGTTTATACTCCTTCTGGTAAGCGAGTAGGCGGGCTCGGTTTTTCTGGTAGTAGGCCTTGTGATAACCCGGTGCATTGTTTCCCATAACCTATATTATAGCATAAAAATTTTATTCTGTCAAGTGTTTTTAGCCAAACTTTTCAATTATGATTCATTAATCTGAATCCACCTACCATAATTATACTATAGAGAGTGGCACGGGGTCTGATTCCTTTCTCCCCCGCGCGCGGGAACATTGATCCCCGAACCTGCGCGGAATCGGTGCGGAATCGGCGCCTATCCCCTTCCTAGGTAGGAGGGAAGGTGATAAAGGGAGATAGAGAGAGATAACGTTCAGAAAACTAGAGAAGGAATGAGCATTAACCTTCTTTATTAACCTTCTACTCCCTTGCAACAATTCGGGATGGTATCGTATCTTATTCATGACAACTGAATACATGGGGTGTCATCGCAAGTGACTGGCCCATCCCAAAATTGAATAGCTCTAGCTCCCGTTCGGCGGGAGTGATACGGTTCAC